GAATATGGAAAGGGGGCCGCTTGCGCGACCCCCAAACCAAAAGATATTTAATTATCAGCCAGTTACGGCGTTAGCCTTAGCCATTGCAGAAAGTTCTTCAATGTTAAGACCCATGCGGACGTAAACTGTGTACTCTACGGTGTCTTTCTTTGGCTTGAACTCACGGTGAACCGTAACGTCTCTCTGGAAGCCCCAGATTCTGTTTTGGGGGAATGTGAGATCAACATAGTGATCTGGGTATAGTGGAACTTCCATTACGGGAATACCATAGATAGAAGTTGTCATACCAGCAGGACCGCCTACGCGAGGGGGAGTACCACGAAGGATGCCAGAAGCGATATCCTCAGGTACACCACCTGAACCAATCTGACGAAGATCCGTAAGAAGGGTTTGAACGTTCTTTGTTGAAGCATAGAACTTCAATTCGCCACGACGAGCCTTGTACTTACGACCAAGGCTGTTGTAGAGATTCTCAAAGAAGGCAATTGCAGAACCTGACTTCAGTTGACCTGCGGTGGTTGCTGCGGTGAAGAATGTGGATGCTGTGGTAACAGTTGCTGCGGTACCAAAGTGAGTACCACCAGCAGCGCCGTCAGCGAGTGCAACGAAGCCATTAATTGTGTATGGGTAAGTTGTACCAGCGTAGGACGCAGTTCCCTGAGCAGCAAGACCGTTGATGGCAATATCTTCAAGATCGTTACCGAATTGACCAGCCATTAGGCGGACAATGTGATCTTCAAGAGCAGAGCCTTCAATGTTATCCTCAAGTGCCTCAGTTGAGAGTTCGTAGTCCAAGCGGAACTTAGTGGTGACGATTTCGACCTTGGTAAATTGGGCACCACGGTTTGCGTAACCCACTGTGCCTGCACCAGCATCAAGAATGTTATCACTTGCTTGTGATGCTTTACGGATCAAACGTGTACCGACCTGAATCTTATCAAATTCGGCAGTATTTGAACGCATTACTTGTCTACGACCGTCATTACCTAGAACCATTTGATCAAACACATAGTCTAGGAACTGACGGGATTGTTCTGGAAGTAGCACGCCACCGTTCTGAGTTAGTGGGTTAGTGGTCAAGTTCTCCATATCACCGCTTGAAGCGAGATCTGAGATGATTGCACCAGTACCAACGTTTACAGCGGCAGCGGCTTTATTAATAATGTCACTCATGCTTTTCTTTACACCTCTCTTTCTTATTTTAATTAGTTAAATAATTCTGCGGAACTGAGGAAGCGTCCGCCCCATAATGATTTCTTCATTACGGGTTGCTCTGGGATACTGGATTCCAGTTCACCAGACTTCTTCATAGCCGTCTCTTCCTCAACGGACTCTACGCGGGTAGCGATTTCAGTCGCGGCGGAATTGAGATCGGATAAACTTTTGGTAACCTCTTCATACTTGGCTTGTAGTTGTCCAATTTTTTCATCGACTGCTTTAGCAAGTTCGACTACTGCACTGGAAATCTTGTCAAGTGATTCGGTATTTGTTTCAGTGGACTTGGTAATTGTCTCTTCTACGAAGGACTTAACCTCGCCAAGGGCCTTTTCCATATCGAAAACGTCAGAGGTGGTGTCCTCGGAAACTTCAGCCTCAACACCATCGGACTTAGCCATTGCAAGGGCTTCCGTAACTACGTCCTCTACAGTTTCTTCTACCTCAAACGTAACTTCTTCAGAAGCCTCGTTTGCAGCCTCGGCGGTGTCAAGTTCTCCATGGCTTGTATTTTCAGCCATTTCAACACCTCCTTCTCTTTTTTGTACAGTCAAACTGTTTTCCTCTATTTCGTCTGACTTTTCCGTTGACAATGGGTGACCCTTTGGCAACAAATCTGTGTCATATGGTCTATTCTTGAATTTCCCTGTTCTTACCGCCTGCAAGAAAGCATTTACTCTTGCATACGCCCATTGTTCAGGGGAGTACTCATTTGATTTATTCATCATGGGATTGCTTTTAAATGCAGCAACCCCTCTTTCAAAAACCTGACGAATGGCATCAAACGTGACACTCTTAAAAATAACATTACCATATTTTTCATTATGCTGAGAAACTAAGGCATTTAGATGTTCTTCATCTTCTGCCGCAAGTGATTTAATAACTACTTTACTGGCTACCTTAATTTTTGTTAAGTCTGAAATATTTTTTGTTACTAGTGTATCTGTCGGACGGAATTTGTTGTCTGACTCATTGTTATACACTCTTACTGCCGCCATAGTATTTTCTAATACATCGACACGACCCTTTACTAATTTATTATTTTCTGTAAAGGCAACATAGTCTCCAGAAACAATATCTCCTGCTTCTTTCTTATATTTAATCTTTTTCTTTTTAGATGGACGGGGGATACCACTAGGAAGACCCTGCTGGGCATTACGATTAGGAGTTACTTCATTAGTAACAGTTTCTTTTCTTACGCCCTCATCATCCATATCATCTTCTACATCATCTTCCATGTCTTCATGATGCATTTTATCAAGGGAGGAGATTCTTCTAAGAGTACTCATTTTGTGACCGACGCGAGTGTCTGATGCCGCCCAGCCTTCTGCACCTTTACGATAAAGTCTAATAAGTACCGCTGGATCTCCCTCTTCTGCATTAATAGTAAAATCTGAGTCGGGGACATTAATGGAGCCAGAACGGGCAATTCTTTCTACTTTACCTCTAGCCGTTCCGCCGCTTGAATTCCATGAAACAAAGTCTCCTACACTTAAAGATTCTGCTTTAATGAGGGCATCAACAAGTTTACCCATCTCTTGATTTTTATTAACGTCTGATGATTCTACCCAACCAATTTCAATCATTTCTGACTTACATGCTGGACATTTGAATGTGTCTGATTTTTCAGTTAATGCAATTTTATCTGTGCTGCACCAGAATACATTTTCAGTAGAGAATTCAGTAGCGATGCCTGAGGTGATAAGTTCATCCCCAAGTTTTTGAATAGAAAGAATATTAGCAAATTGATTGGCGGGGGAATCGACTAAGGATAGTTCCATAAGTTCGTATTCTTTTACAACTCTTACCCCTGGATATTCTTTACCGTCATCCATTTTTGTTTCGTAGTCTACAATTCTGCCACCGATTGAAAATCCTGTAAGTGTGCCGTCTAGAACCATTTGCCAGATATTTTCAGCACCTTTAGAAATATATGCATCAACAAAGATTCCGCTGTACATTTTTCCAGATTCCTTGTCATAGAAAGTATTCTCTCTAAATGAAACCACTTTTCCAGCAGGAATTGGCTGGTGCATTAAACGCACATTTCCTCGGAAATTTTCAAATGCTTTACGAGAAGCCTCTGTTAATAAAACATCACCCTGGCGATCTACATTGTCCAGGGTGGCAAATCCACTAACTATTCTACGCTCTTCATCGATTTTAGCGATGGGCATAGTGAGACGAACATTGTCTCCGTCTACGTCAAAATGTGCTTTATTAATAATCATAACAATTAAATTATATTATATATAGTCTTATTAATTTTGTTGCCTACCTTCTCCTTGTGTTGCCCGTCCTGTTTCATCTATGTCTGGGGCGTTAGAAGATCTATTTTGGTCTCTTACTCTATTGCGAGTTGTCTGAGCCGTTTGCTCTGCTCTTTGTTGAGCATTAAGAACAACTGGCTCATCACCACTAGGAAGTGTAGACATTCCCAGTCTTTCTCTTACTTCATTAGGAACAATTACTTGCATTCTCAAATACCGCTCATCAATCTTAGATCTAGTTTCTTCATCGGTAAGAGTAAGTTCATTAAATTCAAATTTGAATGCGTCCGTTTTTTCAGCAATGATTCTATTGATTTTCTTTTCAAGGGCGTCCTGTGCTGGACGACACACTTGTTCCTTGAATGTTCTATCTGATTCTCTTGCTGCCGCCAAACCAATACCGTCCGTAGCACCAACCTTTGAGGCAGGAACGCGGTGAGCCATAAGGATTTCATCCTTATTCATCTTCTTATAGTTATTGAATGATGAGTCTTGGATATTAGTTTCAATCGGCTCCATCTTCATTTCTACCTTGTTATCTGGTGTATCTCCAGGGATAGGAATGATAGCGGTTCTATGGGACTGTCCGCGCAGATTACCTTGGAAAAATTCAAACAATCTTTCTTCTGCTGCGCGGCTCATCTTTGCACCCTTAAGC